ACTTGGTAAACTTGCTGATTGGGGGCCCACCCACCCCCCTAAAACAAAAAAGGGGTCCCACATATATACCCCTATATAGCTTGATTTACACACCTGGAGGGGTTAAAAATGAAATAATGACAAAAGGTGATATTAGAGAAGATATAAAAAATATGTCAGATGAAGATGCAGTTGATTATCTTCGTTTGAAATATAAACTAGCCGTAATAGAAAAGTCTGAGAAGGCTCACAAAGATTTTTTATTTTTTGTAAAAGAAATGTGGCCAGAGTTTATTGAAGGTAGACACCACAAAGTTATTGCAAAAAAATTTAATAAAATTGCACAAGGCAAATTAAAAAGATTAATCATTAATATGCCACCAAGACATACGAAGTCAGAGTTTGCTTCTAACTTCTTGCCTGCCTGGATGGTAGGAATAAATCCAAAATTAAAAATTATACAAACGACCCACAATACAGAACTAGCTATAAGGTTCGGACGTAAAGCAAAAAGTATGATTGATACAGAAGAATATCAAAATTTTTTTTCTACAAAATTGAAACAAGATTCGCAGGCCGCGGGCAAATGGGAAACATCACAAGGTGGCGAATATTATGCAGCCGGTGTTGGCTCGGCAATCACGGGCCGTGGTGCGGACTTATTGATTATAGATGACCCACACTCTGAGCAAGACGCACTTAATCCTGAAGCATTAGAAAAAGCATATGAGTGGTACACATCTGGTCCAAGACAACGTCTTCAACCTGGTGGAGTTATTGTTGTTGTAATGACTCGTTGGTCAATAAAAGATTTGACTCAAAAACTTATGGAAGCACAAGCCAAAGATCCAAAAGCAGATCAATGGGAACTAGTAGAGTTTCCTGCTATTATGGATAATGAAAAACCACTATGGCCAGAGTTTTGGAAACAAGAAGAATTAGAAGGTGTTAGAGCATCTTTGTCTGTACCAAAGTGGAACGCACAATGGATGCAGAATCCTACGTCAGAAGAAGGCGCGATCATCAAACGTGAATGGTGGAGAACTTGGGAATCAGAAGATATACCTGTTTTAAAACATATTATACAATCTTATGACACTGCCTTTTCAAAAAAAGAAAATGCAGATTACTCAGCTATTACGACCTGGGGCGTATTCAATCCAGATTCAGATGGTCCTGATCAGTTAATATTATTAGATTCTCTTAAAGGTAGATATGATTTTCCTGATCTTAGAAGAAAGGCATTAGAGCAATACAACTATTGGAAACCTGAGACAGTTGTGATAGAGTCTAAGGCTTCTGGATTACCTTTGACACACGAATTACGTCAAATGGGTATACCAGTGGTAAATTATAGTCCTAATAGGGGCAATGATAAATATGTTAGAGTAAACGCTTGTTCACCATTATTTGAGTCTGGTATGATATGGGCGCCCAATAAAAGGTTTGCGGAAGAAGTTATAGAGGAATGTGCTGCGTTTCCTTATGGCGATCACGACGACTTGGTTGATTCAACTACTCAAGCTGTTCGTAGATTCAGAGAAGGAGGATTCGTATCTCACCCGGAGGATTATAAAGATGATGAAATTACTGAACCTAGTTTTAAAAGAGACATGGAGTATTACTAATGGCTAGTTTTTTTAGAATAGCAAAAGATATGCTGTTCAAACAATTTGTTAAATCAAATAAAAGATTTCCTACTCCTGCAGAAAATACTAAGTTAGATGAATTAGCTATTGCAGAAGCTAGTGCAATGAGAAAAAAAGATCAAGCTGACTCAGGAATCGAAACATTAAGAGATCTGTTTAACAAAAAATATCCACCACACAATCAAAGAAATGAATTAGGCTTTATGCAAAAGAGTTATCCGCCAGGTGTACAACCAGGAAGTACCATGGCAAAGGCAATCGATGAATCAGAAATGTTTAAAGGTTTTAAACCTGAAGTTATCGAAGGTGGTATGTCTAAAAAATCTTCTACTCAACTTAGAGGTGATGAAACTTTTGATGAGTTAATAGACCCTAAAAGAATTAAAGGTGGTATCTCTACACAAATAAAATTAAATAGTCCTAGAGAAAATAAACAATACGCAAAAGATTTAATCAGTGGCAAGAGTGCTGAGTTTAAGCAACTATCTGACAACGACAGGAAAGAGTTACTAGATCTAATAGAAGAACAAATGGAAAAAGATGGTAGCGCGTTCGACGGTTTTGCATTCGGTGGTCTCGCTACAATGTTCAGGAAAAAATAAATGTTTATAGAGATACTAGATAGATTAAAAGGGGAGCGCGGACCGCTGCTTCCTAAGAAAAAGCCAGAGAAAGAATTACAAAAGATAAGAGACGCTAACTTTGAAAAAGCAAAACCTGCATTAGAGAATCCTGATGAAGTAAGAGATATGTTTAGTACAGGTGGTGTGGTAAAGGCTTTGTTAAAAAAAATTCCTGTAAGAACTGGATCAGCAAGAGTTGAAAAAATAACAGATTTTACTCCTCAAAAAAATTTTATGGAAGCTTTTACAGATTTTATGAATAAAAAACATAATGGTAATTTTAGTGCGGCCGCAGAAGCAATAGGACAAGATAGAAATAAAATAAGAGGTATATTTGATAGAGTTAGAGAAGCAGAAACAGGCACTCGTAAAGGTGGAATAGGAATAGGTACAGGTGCTAAAAAAATTAGTACGGTTTCCACGCCAAAAAATTTAATACCTTATACAGATGCAACTACTAAAGTAAAAACAGATAAAAATTTTCTTAAAGATAGAATAAATAATTTTAATAAAAATAAATTTTATTCACCTACCGATATTGGTAATATCCTTGGTGTGGATGTTTCGAATAAAGTTTTTTTAGACAACCTTACTGCTGATCTAAAAAGATTTGGAGTAGCTAACAAAGCTACTACAGGAAGAATGAAAAAATTTAAACTAGGTGATGCGGTAAATAAAATAACAAAGGGTTATGAAAAAAAACTTGTTAAAGGACAAAGAACATCAGCAACGGAAAGACTTAAGATTGATAATAAATTAGATCCAGACTTAAAAAATTTTTTTGGCAATTTTGCAAATCAGGCTAGAAAAATATCTAAAGAAGAAGATATATTTGTTCCAAACGCAATAGAAGATGTTGGTCACCCTTTGTCTGTAAAAATTACAGATAAATATCCAAAGTTAACAAAAAATTCTAATATAAATAAAATTAACACTTTAACTTTTCAAGATCCAATAGTTAATCGAGGTATTTTAGAAGCAACAGGATATGAAAGTAAACACGATATTTTATTAAAAAGGTTAAATAAACTTGTTGGTAAAAAAATAGGATCTAAAGAAATAGAAGAGTTACAAGAAATTAAAAACACAATGAACGCTTTACATTCTAAAGCTATAGATGATGTTGCAAATTTATCTAAAGAGGGAACAAGCCTTTATAATCCTGGAACTAAGAAAACTACAACATATCAAGGTGAGTATTTTAAAGGACAAGAAAACAGGATACCAAAAATAGATATTAACATTCCAAAACAAGGACAAACTTTTAAATCAGAAAATTTATTTGTTGATATGTCAAATGTTAATCCTGCTTTTAGAGTGGGATTAGTAGATCAAATAAACCCTAATGCAAAATTTTTTAAAGATTTAAATAAAGAGCAAAAAGAAATTTATAAAAGAAATGTTTTAGATCAAACTAAATTTAATTTAGATAAGTTTTATACAAAAGCAGGTTTTCCAAGAGAACAAATTAATGATTTAAAAGATTCTTTAGAGTTTGGAACTTCATCAAAATTAGGTATAGGAACAGTTGGTGTATTGGGGTTAGGATCAACAGCTGCCGCAGCAGCAGATGGCACAGAAGCAGGAAGTATTTTACCAGAAACAGTTGCAGCAGGAACAGGAGCTGCAGCAGTAGGAACTAAAAAAGGAAGACAACTTATTGGTAAAGGTTTTAAAGCAGCAGGTAAAGCATTAGCACCTTTAGCCATACCACTTGAAGCAGGATTTATGATTAACGAAATGCAAAAAGGTAAGTCAGCTGCAGAAGTTTTAGCAAGTCCTTTTATGTTACAAACTGCAGCTCAAGGTATTCAAGATGTTTCAAGAATGACTCCTGTGGAAAGACAAGCTAAGACTAGAGAGTTGATAGAGTCTGATAAGTCTGATTTAAGTTCTGATTTTTATACACCTGATCTACAAGGTATTGAGTCCGTTAATTTAGCAGGAGTTCAGGAAAGATTAAATACTCAAAGAGAATTAAATAGACAAGCAAGGATAGCTTCTGAAGCACCTGAGTTAATAGATTATTATGGAGAAGGTTTTAAAGAAGGTGGACCAATAGATAAAGGAAGAAGAAAATTTATAAAAGGTATGGGTATATTAGCTGCTTTACCATTTGTAGGTAAGTATATAAAACCTGCAACNAAAGCAGTTGAAACTGCAGCACCTGNCGTTGCAGAGGGTGTAAAACTTGGTTANGATAAATTTTTAATGTTAGTAGAAAANATTAAAAAACTTGGAACTCCTAATAAACGAAGAACACAAANTGATNTAGAAGAAGCAACCGTTTACAGAGGTNAAGATGGTTCTGAATATGAATTAGTGGAAGATTTAGCTTCAGGAGATGTTAGAGTTACAAGAGATAAATATGGTTNTGNAANNNNGTNNAGATGNNNCTTNTGATACTATTGAAGATAGATCAACTTTCTACCTCAAAAAAGGTCANGCAGATGAGACTACAAAAGGTAAAAAACCACCTGATGAATATGATGAAGTTCAAGAAGTACCTAGTAGAGATGGCACTTTTGATGATGTTGACGATATTAAAGATGATATAGTCAAAGAGATCGAAGAAGAAATAACTGGAAAAAAAGGCTTTTACAAAGGTGGATTAACTGATACAATAGCGCCGGAGAGAGGACCTATGTATCAAGGCATTGCAGGAGCATATCAAACCCTATAGAATATTGTTATGGCTGAAATAGAAAAAGGATTACCTAACGAAGCGGAATTAAAAGTCGAAGACATTAATACCAACGAAACAGTACAAATCCCAAACGAACCAAAAGAAGAATCTGATGTTGAAGTTACAGAGATGCCTGATGGTGGAGCTGAGATTTCATTTGATCCTAACGCAGTAGTTGGTGAATCAACATCACATTTTCAAAATTTAGCAGAATTATTAGACGAGTCAATTTTAGACCCTTTAGGTTCTCAATTAGTTTCTGATTACAAAGATTACAGAACATCAAGAAAAGATTGGGAAGATACTTATAGAAATGGTTTGGATCTTCTTGGTTTTAAATATGACAGAAGAACAGAACCTTTCAAAGGTGCTTCAGGTGTAACACATCCAATATTATCAGAAGCAATAACTCAATTTCAAGCACAGGCATATAAAGAATTATTACCTGCAGATGGACCTGTAAGAACACAGATCCTGGGAGCACAAACTCCACAGAAACAAGATCAATCGAATCGTGTAAAAGATTTTATGAATTACCAGATCATGGACCAGATGAAAGAATATGAGCCGGAGTTTGATCAAATGCTTTTCTATCTCCCTCTAAGTGGATCAACTTTTAAGAAGGTCTATTATGATGATCTTTTGGGTAGGGCGGTCTCAAAATTTGTACCTGCCGATGATCTGGTGGTACCCTACTCAGCAACAAGTTTAGACGACGCAGAATCTGTCGTTCACATTATAAAAATGTCGGAGAACGATTTAAGAAAACAACAAGTTTCAGGATTTTATTCCGATATAGATTTAAATAGTCCTAACATGGACACAGACGAGATTACTAAGAAAGAAAGAGAGCTTGAAGGAGTTAAACAAACCAAACAAGATGATATGTATACTCTATTAGAGTGTCATGTGAATATAGATCTAGAAGGTTTTGAAGACGTAGGTCAAGACGGACAGCCTACAGGAATAAAACTTCCATACGTTGTAACAGTTGAAGAAGGCTCAGGAAAAATATTATCAATTAAAAGAAATTACGAAGAAAATGATCCACAAAAAAATAAAGTAAATTATTTTGTACATTTTAAATTTTTACCAGGTTTAGGTTTTTATGGTTTTGGTTTAATACACATGATTGGTGGATTATCTAGAACTGCAACATCTGCATTAAGACAATTATTAGATGCAGGCACATTAGCAAATTTACCAGCTGGATTTAAATCCAGAGGCATCCGAGTTCGGGACGATGCACAACCCCTGCAACCTGGAGAGTTTAGAGATGTAGACGCTCCGGGTGGCAACATTCGTGATCAGTTTATGACACTACCTTACAAAGAACCATCACCGGTTCTTTTACAATTATTAGGTATAGTTGTTGGAGCAGGTCAACGTTTCGCGTCTATCGCAGATGCACAAGTGGGTGATATGAACCAACAAGCTGCTGTCGGTACAACTGTTGCATTACTTGAAAGAGGTTCAAGAGTAATGTCAGCGATACACAAAAGATTGTACGTTGGTTTAAAACAAGAGTTTAAATTATTAGCTAATGTATTTAAAACTTATTTACCAAAAGAATATCCTTATGATGTAGTTGGCGGATCAAGAACAATCAAGATGATGGACTTTGATGACAGAGTAGATATTTTACCTATAGCTGATCCAAATATATTTTCACAAACACAGAGAATATCTATGGCTCAAACACAATTACAATTAGCACAATCTAATCCACAAATTCATAACTTGTATCAAGCATACAGATCTATGTATGAAGCGATTGGTGTAAAAAATATCAATGCAATTTTACCAGCACCTCAACAACCAACACCAATGGATCCAAGTATGGAACACATTCAAGCGTTAGGTATGAAACCATTCCAAGCTTTTCCTGGTCAAGACCACAGAGCACACATTGAAGCGCATTTAAACTTCATGCAAATCAATATGGTTAGAAATGCACCTATGGTTATGGGTGTAATACAAAAAAATATACTAGAGCACATTGCAATTATGGCACAAGAACAAGTACAATTAGAGTTTCAACAAGAATTATTAGAAGTTCAACAGCTTCAACAAGCTGCAATGCAAGATCCTATGGTTGCACAACAAGTAAAAGCTAGTTTAGAAAAGATAGAAGGTAGAAAAGCTATCTTAATAGGAGAATTAACAGCAGAATTTGCAAAAGAAGAAAACAAAATTACATCACAACTAGATGGAGACCCTCTATTGAAGCTAAAATCTAGAGAAGTTGACCTTAGAGCAATGGAAAACGAAAGAAAAGAGCGTGAAGGCAAGGAAAGAATTGATTTAGATCGTATGAGAGCGATGATGAACAAAAATACACAAGAAGAAAAGCTTGAACAAAACGAAAAATTAGCTAAACTAAGGGCTGGAGTATCACTTGCAAAGTCTGGAACAGGTAATACAGTCATTGGCATAGAAGATTAAGGAGAAAATATGAAAAAAATAAAAAACGGAGACAAAGTTTCTATAGATCACAGTCAATTCATCAATAAAGATGGATATAGAACTGGTGGTATTGAAATCGAAACTACGAATCCACAAGAAACACAAACTTTTGCCGTAAAAGGACAAAAAGGCGTGTTAAAAGAAAAGCAGAAGACAGCAAAACTATATTAATTATGGCTTGGTTCAGTTTAGCAAAGATAGCGCTACAAGCGGGTAGCAAAATTTATACTAACAGACAAAAAACTAA